AAGGATTGTTAATACCTAGTATTTGTTTAGTATGGCCTACACAAGTATTCAGCATAAACAATGACCGTTTACATTCTTTAGGAATATAACTTTTTATCGTATATATGTCGTCGATTATACTCTTTTCGTCTTTAACCGTAAACAAATCAAACCCTTTTGCACTTTTTCCGTACACAATGTAGTCATTTGGTGTAGGTTTTATCAAATAACAGTGTCTAATTCCCTTTTTTAAGAAAAAAGACCACCACCTGTTTTCATCATCCTCAAAGACAACATAGACTTTAGTAGGTGTTTTAGAAGACATTAACTTTTATCTTTGCAGTGTGAGTCTTATCAAACCCACCAGCGCGAGCTAATGCAGAACGACCTTCTCCTTCTCCCTGTAAAGCATATTCTAGGGCTTCTACTGGGTGAGAGTATTCATTCTTATCTGGTTCATCAGTGTATCTTTCGCCTGTAGTCTGTACACGACGATAACAGAAGCCACCCTGTAGACCTTTGCGGATCATAGAGGCTTTAGGCAGGACAATAAATCTAGGCTTACCGTCCATACACATTTCTTTCATAGGGACTTCTAAGGCGGCCCTACGTTTCATAGGATCGTTAGACACTGTAGGTTGACAAGGAATGCCAGCGGCTCGCATAATTTGGAATGGAGTCTCAGAGTTAGATTGGTTCTTGTTGTTACCAGACGGATCTCCCCATCCTTTAAAATGGTGGTTAGGGTACATCTCTTCAATGTATCTTTTTAAACTAGGCGCAAAGTCAACAGCACCAGAGTCAGTTAATACTACTTCATCAAAGCATACCCAACGTCCAATCGAGGTACGTTGTAGGAAGGCACACGCAGGGGTTCGTCCAAAGTCAAAGCCAAGCACAATAGGAGTGTCAGTAGCAGGTTTAAATTCCAAGTGTTGACAGTGGACAGAATCAGTATACATAGGATGAACAGGTTTACCGTTAGACACAAATCCGTATTCATTCGCTAGATTAACCTTAATCCAATCATCAGTCTTTCCTTGTAAGCCCCTACGATAATAACCTTCAGGTAGATTAAAAAGATTCTCAGCTTTTTCGTTTACTATCCAGTTCTCACCGTCTTTAATCACACCACCAGCTTGACGATAGAAAGCCCAATCTTCAGGACGCTCTATCTCTGCTAGTTTAAAATACCAATGGTCTTCATCAGGAGCATTACTATCGCCTATTATTCCATGATGTGTAGGACGCGCACCTTCCTTGTTAGACGGATAGCGACCATGACGTAGATCAAGCATATCAAGGACAGCTTTAGAATGTTCTTTAGTTTCGTTTAACCATACCCATGTAGTCTGGATACCACGCGCTTTTTTAACGTGTTCAGGGCGGTCAAAGGCAATGAATACAATGTCACACTCTACCCTAGTACCATCTTCTAGTTTAAAGCGGATAAAATGCGTAGGAGGCTCTTTGTTACCTTGTTTGAAGTCACCTAATTCTCCATGTATCTCTAGCCAATCCTTAATCGTAGTAGAGAACAGTTCGGAATAAGTATTACGTGCGGCAATGATACGAGATAGGCGTACACCATAGTTCTTATGTTGCTTGTCTTGGACAGGCTCTTGCTCACACATCAAATCGAATAATTTTAGAATACACTGAACAGTCTTGCCAGAACCTAGAGGCCCCATTATAAAAGAGTTTCTTTCTCGGCAATCGTTAAAATCTTGAAGAACTTGGCCTTGAGCCATTAAGTTGTATTCAATCTGCATTTAATTACCTGATTTAATAAATGATTTACCAGTGTAAGACCAATCAATAGTCTCGTGATTAGACCTGTATAATTTCCTTGATTCTTTAGTACTGGTTCTATTATGATCGCCCTTACCGCCATTGTGTTCAGGAAAATGCCTATCACGAGTCTTTTTGTCTAACTTATGAAGCAAACCTTTATTTTTACCATCTGCCACAAACACAATCCTCTTCTAAACAAGAACAATTTTTAGACATCTTTTCGTTAACAAGATACAAGACCTCATTCATCGAATAAGAATCTTTATCAATCAAAGCTAAACAAAAGGCTTCAATTAACTCGTAATCGGAATCACTTACTACTTCGTCTGTATTTAAACTAATCATAAATTAATCATCTCCTAACCAATCTTTAATTACAAGTGTTTTTGCTAATTCTAAGTAAAACACCTCCTGTTCACTTGTAAGCGTACTTCCTATCTCTACCCCTACATCGGCCACAGAAATAAGAATAAAGTCCTTAGACGAGCTTATATGAGCTTCTAGGGCATCTCTAATGGCTTGCTTAGGGTCAGGTAACTGTAAAATCATTTAATTTTTTTTCGTGAGGGACATATATACATACACATCGCGCGCCTTCGGAGGGGGGTACCTACTTACACACACATTACACACAGGTTACGCACAGGAGTAGCTACTCAGCTACATCATTAGCCGATCCGTCATATTTCTTACGTTGAATACTGACTGTCAGCCCTGAGTCACCTGTAGTGATCTCTGTGGCCTTGAGCTTAGGTGTAACAAACTCTGCGATCTTACCCCATGCGTGTATGCTTTCCTTCTGGTTCGTGACGCTAGGCTCCTCTAATGCTAACTGGTCTAGTGTTGCGGCCTGCTCTGCCATCTTCATCACCGGATCGAAGTCTTTGCCGTACATTGACTGCAGTCTATTCAGTAAAAAGGCCTTGTTCTTACCTAATGCTCCCTTGGGTCTAGCCATATTATGTAATCCTCTAGTTTTTTAATTACTACCCCATTGATTCAATTGATCATTTTTTAACCAACATGCTCATTATTTGACCAATTATACATCATTTACCCCCTTTATATGCCATTTAGTTCTATTAATCTAAGTTTTAATGAGTATTCAGTATTGACATAACGTTAATTAGGCCTTATTGTAGCTACTCATTCATACACATATAGGTACATACATGACTTCATTAACTAACAATCAATCTTCGGCTCTTGCTGTGTTCCATAGCGCAATAGAAACCAACTCTGACTTTGAATGGGGTGACTACTTTTATATGGACGACCTACTGGATATGCTTACCGATAACGGTTGGGAGCGTAAAGCCGCAGAGGGAACAGTCGGCAGTCTACTGGATTCAACGGGCGCAGACGTTCAGGCTTTCGATGAAGTAGAGAACCCAGACAAAAATGATAGCCTTGAGATGCTTTATGTTGTACACCACGACCACAACTGGGGTGAATAGTAGCTTTATAGAGCCACTTTTCGAGGTGGCTTTATTAAACCAACTAACCAATAGAGAGAGAGATAACCATGACAAACTTAATAGGCGTTGAAGATATAACCAAATACAGTGACCAAGAGTTGAGGTTGCGAGTGTTAAATGACCAATACTTTTATGATCTGATGAAAAATAGAGACTGGCTATATACAGAGGTAGCAGACCAATTCATATACAGCGATCAACAGTTTGCGGAATTAGAAAAAGCCGTTGACGAAATACACGAAAGAGTCTGGCCGCAACCGATACATGTAGGCGGTGGCTTGTACGTTTCCTAGTAGCTTTAACTAATGAGCATTCGATAAGAGTGCTTATTCTTAAACCAACTAAAACCAACAGAGAGAGTATAAAAATGATAGCTAATAAATGTTATATAAGCCCCAAACTCGAAGAGCAATTCGGTTATTCAGTTTACAGAGTAGATAATGATGTAAATGGGAATCCACGTTATGTTATAAAGCATGGAGCTTTTGGAGAGACTTACAGCGAAGCAAAAAAGGTCGCCAATAGCTTAGGCTTTAAAGTTTACCGCGCAAGGTGGTTCGGTGGTGGTTTTGTCGGTTCTTCTTATAATCTTGAGAATACTATCGAGCAAATAATCGACGTTCGCAGTGAGGTGACAGCATGAAAATCGACACATTAGAAAAACTAGAGATATTAATGTTTGGCCTAAATGCTGGGCGAGGTTTGGAAATTCAAATAGAATCTGGAGCAGAAGGCGCTTTGTTCTTAGGTGACTTTGACGGTTTAGGTTTCCGTATCGATAGTGGCGGCAAAATAAAAGAGTGGATAAACACAGGTCAAGAACGCGACTTGTGGATTCTGGAAGGTTGTCTTTCTAGCTCTATAAAAGAAGCTAAAGACTGGTTTAAACACATACAAGAAATGAACGAGGTGACAGTATGAGCAACCATGAACAGTTAGGCGATCAATTACAGGCGTTTTACTTAGATTATGTTAATAACTACCTAACAGTAGCTAGAATAGCAGAGCATAACGGTTTAACGGAACACCACGCGGCCACATTGGTTGATATGGGGCGCAAAATCCACAACATCCGCGTTGATGCGTGGAACTACTGCCAAAATGAGGTGACACAATGAGAATCAGTAACAACAGACTAGCCGCAGAGAATAGAGCCAAACGCTATTTAAACAGCAAACAAGCAGAAAGGCAGAATATGGAGCGTAAAAAAATGGACAATTTCATGTGTTTCTTTTCAGGTTTGGCCATAGCATTTATTATTGGTTGCGGCTATGAAATTTATATTATGGGGGCGTTGTAATGTATACGGAAACATGCCCAGATTGCTTAGGCGTTGGCACTATTACCCATCGCAAAATGTTAAGCGTTCATATGGAGACGGTAAACTGTGGAAAGTGTAAAGGCAAAAAGGTTATTAAATACAAGACAAGCTTAGAAAGTAGGGAATATCATCGCAAAAAAAAGCAAAGCAAAAGGGTAACTACTCCGGTACGTTGGACACCACCCGAAAAAATACCAGAAGAATATACACTCTAAATCCCTGCCATTTGCCCCAATCATTGGGGCTTTTTTATGCCTGTTACTTTCCTGTTAGTATCCTGCCATTTCAGCCTTGAAGGTTTGCCGCTCTAACTCCCCATATTCTTTATGATGAGTTACGCATGTCATTGTTCGCCCTGCTCCGTAGCCTTTTCCTGCATGGTAAGCATCCGTGGCACATAATACGCCCCATTGCTCCATAATCATGCCGCCACGCTCTTCTACCGTCTTATGATGCAAGTGTGCAGTGTAACCATAGACAAACGGACATTCGCCCCATTCTTTGCGGTAATCTCTGGTCGCTACTTCGTACATCTTTTGTGCGTTGATACCGTCGCCATGATGCGTCAATATAAAAGTCTTGCCCCATACGAACGGGATGAATTTCTTTTGGTTACAGAGAACAGTTATTCGTGGCTCATTGTGGAAGTAAGCCGTCATAATTTGATTCATAAACAGGGAAGCGTTTTTGTCGTGATTACCCTGCACGTTTATCACGTAAACATGGGCGTGTTTTTCAAGTAATCGCGTTATCATTCTATGCATGAGTTTAGCCGCATGTTCGATAGTCCTGCCATACCTGCCATCGGTATCTTGTGGCGTTCCTGCGGTCGTGAGTCCAGAAACAGAATCGGTATGCAAAAAATCACCCATATTCAAAAACAATCCAGACTCAGCATTGGGCGATCTTTTAATCAGGGATTCAAAACTCTGTTCTAGTAGGTTTTCTGCTATGTTCACATCATAGTTATGACCAGTCTCAGTTTTATAACTGTACATACCTAAGTGGTGGTCGCCTATGGCATAGACATTTAAACGATCTTGAATACTTGTAATTGGTGCGGTGACAGGCTTGTAAACATTTTTCACGCTATCAATCAGGCCATTGGTGAAGTCTTGTAGTCGTTCCTCTAGCGCACTATCCTTGTCCCTTTCCTGCCTTACATACTGCCCTGCTAGGTTGCCGTCTTTATCGTACCGACTAGTGACAAATTTGGCACTGAAACCTTCCATCGTTTGATGGTCAACGTCCCGATGGGGAGCGACTGCATTTAATGAGGCTTTATTTTCTAGTTTCTTAAGGGATTCGCGCAAGGTAGACGGGTCGATATTCAAAGCCCTAGCCGCGCCTTTAATAGTTCCATGCTCAATTAAGGCTTTAACATTCCTTGTTTGCTTTTCAGTATCACAATATGACAACAACATTTCAGGATTAATGTGCATATTAACTCCGTTACATTCTTAAATCATCCTTAGCAATTACCATTAAACCAAAAACTGCTAAAAATATGTAGCAAGTAACCATTTGCGACCTCCTTAGTGTGTGAAGCCGCATTATACCTGCCTGTTAAGCCCTTTTGTAATGACTTTTATCTATAAGCCATATACCAAAAAGTTATTTACTCCACGTTTCTAGTCGCTCAATTTCAGCTTCTATGTAAAACTTGATTTTCTTTGCATCCCTTAACTGGTCACTATGCGAGGCAATGCCGTAACGGTAGCATGACCGGAATATCTCCCCCATTTGAGAATTCATATTCTTATAAGAGATCAGGTGTTGTAGTTCACTAGCGTCATCAGGCAATTCATAATAGCTTGCCGTACTTCCATCGCTGACATTGTCAATAGAATCGTGCGCTTCTTGCATTTCATTGTCGATAGATGATTCAAGTGCAGGCGTTGCTTTCTGCAACATTTCCCATTCTTTTTCAGTCACTTTATTTTGCATGGCTTGTCTCCTTTAATTAATAGCGCGTTTCGGCCACCACACGCGCCACATGGTCAGATTGTTACAGCCATTGCTTGCTAAAGGCAATTTTTAAAACGGTATTCATCAGAAGGGAATGTCTTCGTCTATAACAGCTTTGCTTTGTGGTGCAGATTGTGGTGCAGATTGTGCGCCATCTGTGAAAAACACCTTAACATTACCCAAGATTGGAGTCTGTACACCCTGCTCGCGCTCTTCTTTGTCCACACTTTGGCTGATAAAACCGTTGTTTTCGTACTGATCTTGCTGATCTGTGTCTACAAACGTAGTTAGATCAAGGTAAGTACCCTTTGCCCCTGCATACAGGCGAGCTTTGTCGATCTTTGTAACGTCAATTCGTACTGATAAACCTATTTTCATGCTAATTTCTCCGTTTCGTTGATAATAATTGTAACAGCTTTGTCTATTTCAGCCGCTAGTTTTTCAATATACTCTTCATCGCGCTCAACCCTGATTATTAAGTGATGGGGCTTTTTGTCAGAATACGCCATTAAATCCCACCACTTAGCTCCAGTAATCATCATACAGCCCATGACTTGTTGCTTGTACTTAGTAACAAAGGACTTATTGTCTCTATGATAGCCTACCATGTTAGCAGGACACTTCACCTCTAGTCCACCTTCAAAAATTCCATCATTGTCTTTAATAAGACCATCCGGTGAACACCCAAACTCTTCAGAATCGTCTAGGATAAAACCGTATTCTGTTACTTTTTGGTCAGTTAAAAATTCATAATATTCACGCGCTTCAGGCTCTAGCCTTGTTCCCCTTTCCATATGCTCATTAACGTATACAGGAGCGCGAACACCATTTAATCTTTCATCCACCAACTCATCAATATACTTACTAGCAGAAGTGCTTGGCTTTCCTGTAGATGTTATCAGCTTGTTAAACATGGAAGCGGATGGTCTGCCCAATCTAGCGGCAAACCACTCGTCACTTCCCTGCTCATGGTCTAAGATAATCACTTGTTAGCCTTTGCCTTTAGCGCACTAACTGCCTTAGAGTAGTGAACCGCTAACATTAAATCGACAGAGGTAGTTTTGAAATGCTGTAAAAATACTTTAACATCTACACCATGATCCGCTAGTAGTCCCTTAATCTCTTCAGCCTGATCTGCCGACACTACAGCGGTTTTGCTCTGATTATTGCGTATCATTGCCGACTCTGCATCGTCATCTGCCGTTGGAATCCCTGCAATAGACTGCAAAGCATACCGTCTTGCGTAAGTTATTGCGCTTCCTGCCGATTGTGGATCAGCTTTAGTAGTGGGTAGCGTATAAGAATGCTCT